GTCGACACCGTTGCTGGCACAGGCCCACGAGTAAAACCAACCCCGGTAGCTGAAATTTTAGGAATTACCCCGGAAGCCGCCGAGAAATGGGCCGAGGACGTTGAAACTCGTTTTCATTTATGGGCGCAATCGAAAAAAAGTCATCGGTCCCGTATCAATAATTTTTACCAGAATACCCGCCTTTATGAATTTTTCAAACAGCGCGATAATGACATATTTGTGCGTTTTTATTATGGTCGGGATTGGGATTCACTGGGACCCCTGCAAGTTGATTTTCTCGATCCGAATCAAATCCGTGGCGACGCCTACACCTCTACTCACGCACAGATGCCTGGTGATGATGGCATAAACCGCGATGCTGCAGGCCGTGAAATATCATACAAAATTTGGACAATTGGAAAAGAGGGTAAATATACCGAGACCACCGTCCCCGCAGTAGGCGAAAAATCAGGTCGTATAATGATGTTGCATGGCTTTAACCCCGAATACGCGGGGCAAGGGCGCGGATTCTCAAAACTCGTCCATATAATTCAGGAATTATCTGATCTCACTGGATTCAAAATCGCAGTATTACAAAAGGCAATAAATCAGGCCTCTATTATCGCCGCCATAGAAAATGAGCAACAGGATGCCTCGCAGCCCCTCGCCGGTCGCGTCGCTGGGCCAATAACTCAATATGGCACGTCTCAGGATTCGGAGGATACCCCCACCACCGGAAACACCAGCGAACCCGTCGCAAACTGGAACATGATGCATGAAGCGACACTCAGACAACCGGGCGTACTAGTCGGTAATCTCAGGCGCGGAGATACATGGAAAAATTTACAGGACACCAGCCCAACCCCCGGATTTGATGCCTATTGTGCGTCAGTATTTTCATATTTGGCCGCCTCTACTGGATGGGCGGTCGAACTTGTTCTTAAAAAATTCAGCAACTCATTTTCGGCGAGTCGTGCCACCCTTTTATTGTGTTACCGAACCGCCCAAATCGAACGCAATGAAACCCGTGCAGATTTTCTTGATCCGGTTTACGAAATGTGGTTATCCGAAGAAATCGCTGCCGGCCGCGTGTCTGCACCCGGTTGGTCAGATCCCATGCTCCGCGCCGCATGGCTTGCCTGTGATTGGAGTTCTGAACCAATGCCGAATATTGACCCACAGAAAACAATGGAGGCGGATAAAGGTTATGCTGCACTTGGTGCTCAAACACTTGATGACATAGCCCGTAATTTTAACGGATCCAGCGGTAAGGCAAACCGACAGAAAAACGCGAGGCAGTTTCAGGAATTACCGGAGGTGCCGTGGGAAAAAGTTCCGGCGGCGAACGTGAAACCAGAACCGGATAAAAATGAAGGGGGCGAAAACACGAATGACCAATAAAGAAACCCAGCAAATCGGTAAACTCACCGGCCAGATGGAAATCATCGTACAGTCCCTAGCTTCCCTACACGACAAAGTTGAGGCATTCCGTGACCGTTGCGATCCCTGCCGCAAGGACATTCTGGAAGCGGCAAAACAGGCGGCTCTGAATATTACCAATACAAAGAGTTTTTCTCTTGAGCGCTGGATTATGAGGGGTATTATTTCGGTTCTATTTTTAATGTGTGGGTATCTAATTATGAACCATTTTATGCCAAACGTGATTAATATGCCGGCAGCTGCAGAAATTCAGGCGATTGAAAAAAAGTAGTTGACAAAAAATTATTATGTCGCATATTGGAATAATAAAATTAGTAAAATTATTTACAAAATTGGCATCACAGAAGTTCACTGGTTCAGTTAGAATAATTTTTAATCAGGGAGGCATACAGGGAGTAAAGCAAGTTATTGAAACTAGTTGCAATCTCGAAAATATTTAACGGATTCTTTTAATCCTTATACCGGACGCTTGGCGACCGGTGACCGGACGTAAAACGACCGGTTTGGATAAGATTATTAAAAGCCCGTATCTGATACCAGGTACGGGCTTTTTTTATGCAAAAAAACATATGAAAAAAATAATTATATCAGGCGAAATCGGATGGGACGTAACCGCCAAAACAATACGTGAACAGCTCCAGGCTGCCGGCGGCGATGATATCGACGTTCACATCGCCACGCCCGGAGGATACGTCAGTACCGGTCTTGAAATCTATAATCTTTTCCGCGACTACAAACGCGACAATCCCGGTACACAGATGCTCGCAACTCTCAAAGGAATTGTCGCGTCTATGGGCACTTATTTATCGGTAAATCCTGTTTTTGATCTTGTTGTCGCCGAGGATAACGCTGTTTTTATGGTGCATAATGTATGGGGCGGCACCGCGGGAGACTACCGAGAAATGTCTAAATATTCCCTTATCCTGGAGGGCCTCACTAAAATAATCGCACAAGCCTATTCTGATAAAACCAAGAAATCATTAAAAAACATGCGTTCCATGATGGACGATGAGACCTGGCTTTTTGGCTCAGAAATAAAAGAAGCCGGATTTGTCGATGACATCATAAAAACAGAATCTGAACCCGACAAGGTCGCAGCGCTTGCCGAGGCAAAAATAAAATTCCAGGCAATGTCGAAGCGGCTCATTAACGAGAACAAATCTGATTATGAGCAAATCGCCGCGTCATTAACTGACGCCAATATGGCACCACCCCCCGCCTCAACCGCGGGTAATAATAATATTATGGAGGACGCAAACATGGCTTTAAAAGAGTTATTGCTCGCGAACCCCGCCGCGCAGAACGAATATAACGATGCTCTAAAGGCAGAAAAAGAGGCGGGAATAATTGAGGGCAAAAAATCATTACAGGCCGCGATCGACGTGGCCGCACCGTTTTTGAATTCCAAGACGTACCCGGACCCCATCAAAAACATGGCGGTCGAGGTTATCAGGGGCACAATGCAAGCCGAATCGTTACGGGCAACCGTAGCGGGTTTTGACGCGGTTATGGAAAAACAGAAATCTGACGACGCGAAGTCCGAGCAGAAAAACGATACCCCAGCTCAGCCGGACAACACCGCGCCGCTCCCTAAAGACGGCGTTATAACCGACGAGGCCTCGTACCAGGCCGAATTGAACCGAAGCAAGCAACTCGATGGCATGGAGGTAAAATAAAATGGCGGTACAAGTCAGACTTGATAATAACACGCTCCCGCTCGTCAGAAATGGCGTGCCGGAATATAGAAATGGAGTCATCACTCAGGACGCACAGCGCGCGGTGGATCTTTTACATAACACCGTAATGGCGCTTAATGTCGTTACTCTGCTTTACGTGCCCTGGAACAGCCTGGTTGCCCTTGAGGGCATGGCTATCCCTGTTGCCGTTTATGTCGGCGACGATATCCTAGCGGCCGATCTTGTGGCCGGAAATATCGAGGATTGCGCGATGTTGGTTGGCGGTGCCGCTGTTGAGGTAGATGAAAGCCTGCTCGTTTACGATCAGGATATTCTCAATCGTGACAGCGTTGTCGGCGTGACCAACGGCGAACTGATGCTCCGTGACAAGGGCTTTTTCATGATGGATACCGTCGACCAAACTTTACATGAAAACTAATGAGGAGGAATAAATAAAATGGCGACCCCACTTGCAGTTGACCAGTTTTCGAGATGGATGGCAGAAAAATTTGATGAAAGAAAAATTATCGGCGTCCCCACTGTTTTCCAATCGTTTTTCGGCAGGCCCGAGCACGGCAGCCAGACACGATATGAGGAAAACGCAGAAGTTGTTGAAATAGACATTATACGCGGTAACGAACGCACTGCCGCTCTTATACATCGCGGCACTAATGCGCAACACATGGGCGACATGGAGCCGAAAAACCGGGCGCAGAATTACAGCTCATTTTCGCGTCAGTACCCACTGGCGGAGGAGGAGTCCAGTATTAACGCTGCGCAGATTCTTTCCCGTGTTGCGGGAGAAAACCCCTACTCGGGACGCGCGCGCGTAGATCGTATGCGCGAGCTCGCCGGTGAGTATTACGCTGAGCACATACGGAAATATGTCCGCCTGTTCGAGGTTTTGGCGGCAATGTCGCTCCTTACGGGCCAACAACCAGCGATTATGGGAACGCTGAACGCCGATTTTATTTATGACTTCCGGCGTAATGTGGGCAATACCATAACCCCCGCGATTGCATGGGACCAACCCGGAGCCGATATTCTCGGTGATATTGATGGCGGTTGCGATATATTAAGGCAAAATGGTCATGTGACCCCGAACGTATTGTTCCTGGCGGGCACCGAGGTAAATTCGTTTATCAGCAATCCCACGGTTCAGACCCTGGCCGACAACCGCAGATTTGAGCTTATCAATGTTAATTCTGCTGTGCCGGTCCCGGCTAATCTGGCTGTGCTTGTCGCCGCCGGTGCAACTGCCCTCGGGCGTATCGTCACCCCGCGCGGGCGTGAATTATGGGTCATGACATATAATGATATTTTCACTGCGCCGAACGGGACGCCGACAAAATATTTGCCGGATGGTTGGGCACTACTCGCCTATTACGGTGCGCGTTGCGACAGATATTTTGGTCCCCCTGAACTGTTACCGATGGACCCAATATGTATGCAGATGTATCAGTTTTATTTCGGGTTTAATGCTATGGCGGTTCCAGTTCCCCCACTTGTAAAAAATGCGAGTGCTGTTATCAGCCCAGCGATGTTTTACAATAGTATGTTGAAATTGAACGACAAAGTAATTTCGATGAAAACACAATCGGCCCCGATTTTTGCGACGACCCAGACGGACGCATTTGTCACGTTTACCGGTCTTAGCACGGTGTCGTCATAAGGAGAATTATATGTTGATATGGAACGGTTCAGTCAGTTTATACGGTGACATTTTCAAGAAATTTCAGAAAAGAGCGGTATTGAGAGTCGGTAAAGATTTAATCGAGGCGGGGACGCCAATACCCGCTGGGTCTCTTACTGCCGAGCGGATCGATGACCTCAAAAAGCGCGGCATGATTAAAAACGTGGCCCCAGATGTGATAGCCGACGACGAACCGGAAGAAATACAGGAAGCTCCTGTTGTTGCGGACAAACCAAAACGCGGCCGAAGGGCCGGAGTAAAATCGGAGGTGAGCGATGTTGACGCAGGTTCCCAGGGGTAAGCGCGTCTACATAGGCGGGCACCGGTTTATCGAGGGAGAAGTAATCCCCCCGCATTTTGCGATAATTTTTCCCGATGACGCGGAGCCGGAAGTCATTGAGACTATGTCCACGGAACCGGTAGAGGAAAAACCGAAACGTCAGTATGTGCGGAAACCGAAGCCGGCCGATCCTGAATCCGTAACCCAAGAGGTTACAGAATAATGAAAGTTGAAATGACACGGGAACTTTTAAAAGAGCGTCTGGAAAAGATCGTCAATGATGTATCCAGTAATGTTCCCATACATTTAATCTCAATTGATTTGGGATTTGCATCATTGATTGTAGAACGTCTTGAACAGGCGAAATCTTAATGGAGAATCTCCGCGCCGCCATTGAAAATGATCTAGGAGACTCCCTTGAAAGTGAATGGAAAATGGCAGTTGAATTGACCTCGCCCGATGGAATCGAGCAGATTTACAAAAAAGGCGCGGAGCATATCCCCGCAAACCTTTTGGGCGGTCAGGTACTCTATTTCACCAGGCGCGTGGACCCTAACACCGGGGAAACCGTAGTAGTAAATCAGCCCGTGTGCACTCTCAGAATTTCTAGCCTTGATCGCGTGCCTCAGGACGGCGAGAAATGGTATATCAAAATGCCGACCTCGCCAGTCGTGGGTGCGCCATACGGCAAATTTGTTTTTACCACTACCCGCCCCACTGAGCACGGGACGGACATTGGATTTATCAGGATTTATCTGCAGCGTATAGAACAGGAGGGAGGCGCAGGGCCGGTATCGTCATGATGGATTTTGAAATTACAGTAACAGGATTTTTAATGATCGTTTTAATTTTGAGCAATACGTGGTATATCTCATGATGTTCCACACCGTAAAAAACGCCATAGTCCAGCTCCTCGGCGATAACGCACAGAGTCGTTTCCAGGTTATTGGCTATCAGAGGCAGGGCAAGGGCGCGAGTGAAACGCTCGGCATAAATCAATTCGTGCAGGTTTATTATTCGGGCGGAAGTTTTCCTAAATCAGCGGGACGACGTACCGGCACAAAAACCCACGACATCAAAATGAATATCAACCTCACCACCAGTGCCAAGGCCCAAGGCGATCTCTCTGTATTAGATGATCCCGGTGCAACTATCCAGGCCAAGGCCGCAGCCCTTCTTGCAGTACGTGAGGCCGCGGAAATAGCGGACAATCAGATGGACGCGCTTATTAAAGCAGTTTTTCAGATCCTACTGGACGCGCGAAATGATGGAATTGGTCTTGGAGTCGGTGAGGTATCAAGCCGGTGGATCGATGCCATTCAAAAAGACACTATGATTGACAGGGGCGATTTAATAGTGAAGACCGCAAATTTTGAATATTCTTGCAGAGTTCAAGAGGACGTTTTCGGGGATATCGGCGTGACGCCCGACCCCATGACAATAGATGCAGCGTTAAACGTGCCGAACACCGGCGCGGGTATATTAGTAGAAAACTAAGGAGGACAAATCATGACCATATCACCGTCAAGCCTCGCCGCCGGTAATTTAGTCGGCATAGAAAATCAAAAATTTGCGGTCACGGCATCCGTTATTCCGCAGAAAAATGTTATTATAGGCACTTACGATGAGGCCACCTTTGTCGGCATAGTTCCAAATGTTCCTATCCGGGTATTTTCAGCCGAGGACGTGGGCGGTAAGACCGGTTACGGTTTTATGCTCCACCGCCTCGCGCGCGCAATGTTCCGTGCGGGATCGGTTGAGACGTGGATTATACCACAGGAGGAAGGAGGTTCTGACCCAGACCAGGCGACCGGCACAATCGATTTTACTGCTTCCGTGGGTGTACTTGCCGGTACTCTCTCCCTTTATATCGCCGGCGATCGCGTGGCCGTGAATATTGCAGATGCCGACACTCCGACCGAAATAGGCGACGCAGTAGAGGCTGCGGTAAACGCGCTGGAATATTTACCGGTAACCGCCCTAAACGCTGCCGGAATCGTGACTTTTACCTCAAAATCAGGCGGCGTCTGGGGTAATTTCATCAGCATTGAAATCAATCTGAATTACGGTGAGGCACTGCCAACCGGCGTTGCCGCGGTAATTACCGACATGACCCTTGGCGCCGGTATCCCCGATATCCAGGACGCCCTTGACGCAATGGGCACCGGCGACGCGCAGAACGACAAATTTTTTACGAACGTCATCCACGGCTACGGCGCCGACACCGCGACTTTAAACGCGCTCAGCACTTACAACGGCACAGGCAATACGCTAATCGGTAACTACAAAAAAGAAATACATCGGCCTTTCCGTTCCCTTATCGGCGACACGACCCCGCTTACCGCAGGCTTAACCGCCGCCCTTGCATTTGCGGCGAACCGCAGGCTTGACCGTACAAATGGAAAATTATGTGCTCCTGGTTCCCCTAACCATCCCCAAGAAATCGCGGCCCAGGCACTCGGTATCATGGCGGTGATTAACAGCACGCGCGCGGAAGAAGGTTATATCGATAAGGTTCTTTCAGAAATTCTACCCGGTGCAATGGCTGACCGATGGACCAACGACTATGATAACCGCGATCAGGCAGTACAGGGCGGCGTCAGCACCACGTTTGTCAAAAACGGCGTATTTACCCTGCAAAATATCATCACATTTTACCGCCCGACCGACGTGGCCCCTGACTCCAACGGATACCGCGCGATGAGGAATATCAGCATAATACAAAATATTATGTACAATATCTGGCTGCTGTTTGAGCAGGTGAAATGGAAGGGCATCACAATTGTTGCTGACACTGCCAAAGTCGCCGATGTTGACAGCCGCAAAAAGGCCCGCGACGTAGGTGACGTTATCGATGATCTCCTGGCATACGCGGACGAATGCGCGGCCCATGCGTGGCTCTATTCCGCGGTTTACACGAAATCACAATTAAAACAAGGGGATAAGGTGGTGCTCCGGGCCGGTTTAACCGGTTTTGACATCACCTTTCCAGTGATTCTGTCCGGCGAGGGCGGGATTTACAACACTCTAATAACTTTTGACACATCAATCGCAATTTTACTACTCGGAGGTGAATAATGGGAAAGGCAGTTGGCACAATCAAAAAATTTACATTTGACGGCGTGACCTATGATGTCATGGCCGATACGAACATCAATTTCAAAAACTCAGATTTTACAAAAGAAGGCGTCCCCACCTCCGGGAAACCGCTTATTAAAATGACAAAGCGTCTGCGCGAAGTCGAAAGTTTGGTGCTGGGTTGCGAACCTGATGAAATGGAAGAATTAAGTGCTAAGGCCGATAGCCTGGTTGACAAGCCGATGGCATTCACACTGGCCGATGGTACTGTTTATCGCGGCAAAGGTCATATTGCGTTCGATGGCTATGAGTCCGATACCGGGAAAGTTACATTAAAACTTATCCCTACCGGAGAATGGACGCCGTTTCTGGCTTAATATTCCGTTACCATCAGCGGTAGAAGGATATCAGGGCTCGCTCATCCTGGCGGGCACTGTAAAATAATAAAATGCTACCTGTTTACATACTCATCCGCACCAGCTGCCGGCCGCGCTATTTTGCACGGATGATGGAAACGGTCAAATTTCAGACCTATAAAAACATCATCACAATAGTCCATAGCGATGACCCCAGGGATGAGTATGTAACGGGTGACATTATATTACATGGCACCGCGTTCGGGCTCGAATATGGGAACGGTACCTATAACCTTTACAACAACTCCCTACTGCGTGCCATTCCCAAGGGTCCGGGTTGGTTCCATTTTATTGACGACGACGACGAATACGCCGCACCCGATGTTATAGAAAAACTCGTCGCCGCCAGTAAGCCCGGTTCTGTAAACGTCGTTCACGTTCAACGCTTCATGCATCGCGGAATAGTTCAGTTCCCTGACAAATGGGGAACTCAGAAATCATATCAGACTGAATGCTTTTTTTTGCATACCGACCATAAGGCAAAAGCGAAATGGTGGGGAAACAAAGGCGGCGATCACCACTATTCAAAACAGTTGACGCGGATACTCCAGATAAACTGGATCGAAAACTTACTGATATGCAAAGCCCAGGAAGCAAAAGGCCACGGCAACAAACTCGACCTCGGCCTAAAAAAAGCACACCGAAAACTTGACTGGCCCGATGATAAACAAATATGTGTGCTCGGTCTTTTAAAGCAACCTCATGGACCAAAAGAGGAACGCATCAGGCAAGGTGAATTAAAATACATGGAATATGCGACCGCAATGAGACTCGAAAAAGAGGGATTTGTTAAAATCACCTATCCTTGTGAGTCAGTCCGAAAAAGTGCTGTTAGGCAAATATATCAATTAAAATAAGGAGATTTTTATGTCGTCAAATCCAGTACAAAACACTAAACCCACGGCGCCGCCAGAGAACGCAGGTATTCAGAACGAACCGAAGTACAAACTGTCGCCCGAGTCGGCCGCAAACGAACTGAAAAAGATGTTCGACTATTATGAAATCGACCTCGACGAAATCGAGGATGCCGATCTAAAAAAAGCGATCAAGCAGGGTTATGACCGGCTCATAAAGGCCGTGAGACTGGGCCGCCTCGAAATCAAAATAGAAAATGGAATCCGGGTGTATCAGCATTTACGTAGCGGAGGCGACCCCCTGGAATACCGAGAAATCGATGGCGCGTCAAAATCAGAAATGGCGGGCAAAGCCAAAGATGATTATTACGGCAAATCGTACGCGCTCATGGGCTCTCTGTCCGGCCTCGGCGAGGCCGCGATAAAGAAACTCAAGGGAGTTGACCTTTCACTCGCGGAGGTGCTGGGTCTAATTTTTTTAGCCGTATAGGTGCGGTATGGCAATGGATGGGAAATCTATTTTACCGGCACCAGCCAATTTCAGAGATTAAAAAACTCAGATATGCAGAATTACGAGAATGGAATGAGTGGCACGAAATGATGATAAAAGCAGAACAGGACGCGATTAATAAAGCGAAAGCGGGTGATAAAAAATAATGCCTGATTTTGCAGTCATGACCGCATTTAAAGCGAGCGACGGTGTGAGTTCGGTTTTTAACCGTATGGGCGGAGCAGCGGATCGATTCGGCCGTCGATCATCACGAGCTTTTAGTGGTGCGACAAATATGTTGCGTGGATTTTTGCCACTGTTATCAGTAGCAGGATTGATCAGATTTGCGGATCAATCTATTGATGCGTGGCGTATGCAGGAGACAGCGGTTGCAAATGTTGAGGCAGGATTAAAATCTACCGGCGGCGCTATCGGAATTACATCGCAAAAATTGCAGGGCATGGCTTCTGCATGGCAGGACATCGGAATTTTTGGAGATGAAACAATTTTGCAAAGCGTGACGGCGCAGTTACTAACATTTGGTAGCATCGGTAAAAAAAATTTTGATGAAATGCAGGGCGCTGCAATGGATATTACCGCAAAACTTTATGGCGTGAAAGCATCCGGGGAGCAATTGCGTGATGTTACAATCATGCTCGGAAAAGCTATGGATAACCCAACACGCGGTATGACTGCGTTGCGTAGGCGAGGTATCCAGTTCACCGATGCGCAGGAGCGTATGGTTACAGTTATGCAACGGGTTCAAGGTCGCGAGGCTGCGCAAGTATATTTATTACGAGAAATTGAAAAATTATATGGTGGCACAAATATAGCATTAAGAAAAACATCTGCCGGTATGGAGTTGGCGGCAAAGATTAAACTCGGTGATGTTATGGAGCGAACCGGGAAGCAACTGATCCCATTACAACAGGCATTTTTTGAAATTGCAATTTTGATATTACCAAAAGTAAATGCGGTTTTAGAAATTATTCTTCCTCTTTTAAGAGCTTTATCACCAGTTATTTTAGGAATTGTTGCTGCCTACGGGCTATGGAAAATAGCAACATGGGGAGTCATAATCGCGCAACATGCAATGAATATTGTATCATGGATAAAATATATTTGGATGATGCGAACAGTTATCATGACTGCAATAGCGCATACAAAATTATGGGCAATTGCTCAGTGGCTCCTCAATCTCTCACTCTGGGGCTGCCCGATAGTATGGATTATCGCCGGAATTATCGCTCTTGGAGTGGCTATAGTATTGCTCGTTAAATATTGGGATGATGTTAGTGCTGCGATGTCGACTGCATGGGAATGGATTAAAAGAATTGGTATTGACATTCTTGGTTTTTTTATGCCGCCGATAAATCTGGTTTTAGATGCTCTGGTATGGCTATTGGAACTGGCATCAAATATTCCGGGTATTGGTGCTAAACTCGCAAGCGCTGCGGCCGGTGTTAAAGATTTTCAGGCGGCTGCAAATGCTACGACTGCAAATTCTATGACATCACCGAATCAATCTGAGGTTGCGCGTGCTGCAGGCAATGATGTCGGGATAAATATTTATAATCAACGCGGAATTGAATCATCAGTTAAAACAACCGGTAAAAGTGCGGCGCCGATAAAAACATTTATGACTGGTGAAAATAGTTACGCATTTTAAAAATTATGAGCTGGTTAAACGAATTACGCGACGAAATCAAACTCACATCCCCCGACGGTGAGATATTCTATGCTAAGTGGCGTAGAAATGACCGTTCATTTCAAAAGAAGCTCGGCATATTCTCGCCTCCTAAATTCAAGGGAGATATTGTTCAGGATTTAAACGTCACGTCAGACCTGTATCCACTCAATATATTTTTTGATGGGCCTTTTAATAATACAGAATCTGAAAATTTTTTTCAAGCTTGCAAACAAACCGGCAAATGGGAGATCGTTCACCCGGCAAAAGGACCGATAATATTACAACTTGTCTCATGCAAGGAAATAATTGATCCTGTTGAGTCGGGAAACGTAACAGAATTTGAAACGCAATGGATCGAGCCCGCGAATATTGAAAGAAAAGTTTCAGTGGCCGAAGAAATAGAGACCATAAAAAATAAAGCCCTAGGTGCTATAGATTCTGCCCAAATCATTTTACAGCAACTAAAAACAGACGCCTATTCCCTCGTTCAGTCGTCCCTCAACACCTTCAACAAAATCACCGGCGCAATGGATAAAATTTTTAAAGAGGTAACGTCTATTGAGTCACTAGCAAAAGACTCTTATGACGCCGCCCGCGCGTCACTCAACGGTTTTCTCGCGGCCTATGGTATTGCCGACCCTGACCCCGCAGATATAGGCGAAGCTCTGACAAATCTAGCCATTGCCTCAGTGAATTCGTCCGATGACTTCAACACCCGACATACCACGATGGTATCATTCATCGACGAAATATTTCTCGCAGTGCCGGCCACCACTACCCCGGACGATTATAACAAAATCACCGGCATAGAATTCGCGGTATCGATCGCCCTCATCATGATCGCGCAGATCGTGGCAACGTCGAAATTCGCCTCACGCGCGGACGTGGTGTCCGCGATGGAAAATATTATCAATATTTTTAATTCTGTCGTGGCACAGATTGAGGAGTCGCAAGAAGCGTTTTCAGGAAAGGATATTGACTTTCAGTATTTTAGCCAGATACCGACGTATAGCGCGTTGATATCGCTTTATAGTACTACAATGAATTATTTGATAAGTCAATTTTATAATTTAGTTGTCGAGCGGAGATTTTACACAAAGACGCCAAGATCGCCAATTGAAATTACGTGTACCGAATATGGGTCAATGGGTGAAAATGATTCAAATTATGACTTATTTATTTCATCTAATCATTTATCTGGAAACGATATTTTACTTTTACCAGCAGGACGTGAAGTGGTAATTTATATATGAATGGAATAATTTATAAAGCCATAAATAAGATCAACGGAAATTGTTATATCTATGGTTGATGAAATCACAGGTAAAACCCCGAACGACCTGACGCTCTATGTCGACGGCAAGGAAATCACTGTTGAAAGCGCGCGCTTCCTCCGTACCCTCGACACGTGCGCCGATGCCTGTAATGTGACCTTCCCCTGGTTCCCCGGCGACGATCTAGATATTGATTCAAAAACAAAGCCTTTTTCGTATTCTCCCACCGGCCTTTATCTCGGCGGAAATCTTCAAATGGAAGGCATTTTATATAATAGCACCCACAAACTGGAAAAGAGCGGACGCGCTAAAGATCTCGAAATTTATTCAAAGACCGCAGATATCATTGACTCAACAGTGATTCCTCCCTATGAGGCTGCGAATATATCATTGAAGGACCGGTGCAAACAACAATGCGAGCCGTTTAAAATTGATGTATTGGTTGGCGAAGGAGTCGACCTTACACAAATTAAAAAAGTTCAGGTGCCGATATATGAGCCATCGCGCATCAATAGAATTGTTCCGTTTTATATGTTGGGCATTCGTCAATTTCCGCAGATGCGTCAAATGGCACCATCTGCTAAAATAGAAGAGACACAAAAATTTAAAACTGTTGTAACCCGCGAGGAACAAAAATTTTCCCGCGTAAGCGCAGAGCAGACCGAGAAAATTTTTGGCCATTTAAAAAAATTAGCCGCCCAGGTCGGAGTGTTATTATCCTGCACAAAAAACGGAGACCTGTTACTCATTAAACCCAACGTAAACGGCAAGTCAATCGGTACTATAAATGAGGAGCACCCGTCAGGCGACAATGATAAATATTTAATAGAATTTAATGGCCGTGAACGCTGGTCACGCTATCGCGCAATTGCCACGTCGTCAAAACACTCAAAAGCCGCAAAAGTCGGAGTCGCAAAAGACGACGTAGTCAGGGCCCCTCGTATCCTCACCTTTAGGGCTGACGATAGTATCCCCGGAGAGGCTCTAAACTGCGCGGAATGGCGACGCAACAAAGCGGCCGCGGACTCGCTGTCTATCCCTTTCCCGGTCAATAGTTGGTACGGGCCCGATAATAATTTATGGTGCCCGAACACAAAAGTTACGGTCGTATCTCCCACGATCGGTGCCAAGGATGGATTTGATTTTTTGATATCACAAGTTGAGTTTCGTTTTGAGAAATCTGGGACGACGGCAATATTGAAACTTATTCCCCCCACTATGTTTACGACTGCGAAAGTTGAGGAGCCGTGGCTATAGGAATTATTACAGGACGTAAGGTCGAGAAAAACCGAGATGGCGATAAAGACCGCATTATACTCCAGGTTGAAATGATGGAGGACGAGGATGACGTGCGTGCCGTCGAATTATTTTCACAGGCCGGCGATGACGTAAATCCTGCCGATGGTTGCCGTGTATATATCCCGGACGACGTGATATCTAAAATCGGTATCGCCGTATCTGACGACATAGCCCCAGAGTCAGACCCTGGCGAGCGCGAAATATATTCTACTGACGACCCTGTTTCAACTAAAAAATCCCGCACAAAATGGACAAAAGACGGCGACATTATCCACGACGCAGACGGTGGCGCAAAGATCGAAATGGATCATGGCGGCGACCTCACCCTTAATGAGGGAACTGATCATGCCGTCAGATTTTCAGAATTAAAAGACGCATTTGATGAATTGCAAAATGACATGACCACCCTTAAAAACGTGTTTTCAACATGGGTAGTGGTCCCGATGGACGGCGGCGGAGCTCTCAAGGTTGCGGCTGCGGTATGGGCGGGGACTCCACTTATTGAGAATATAGACGATGCCAAAATAGACGACATCATGGTGCCCGCGCCATGAGAAATAAAATTATTTTAGCCCTACTTCCCTGCATCATCTGGGCACTAGCCCCACCGGTTATATTTGTGATTTTATTTTCACGCCTTAAACGTGAACGGAGGCGACGACATGACACTCGATAGATACAGCGGAGATCCCGCGATCCGTATTACCGAGCAAGGCGCGTCTATGAAATTTGTCGGCGGCGAGGTTATAAAAGACCAAGGTCTTGAAAACCCCGTCACCATCTCCCTATTCACAAAAAAAGGCTGGTGGGGTAACACTCTGGTTACTGAGGACGCTAAACGCATTGGTTCAGAATTTGAGAAAATCAGGACTATCGTTGACGTGCAGACCATTAACGATGTCAGGGACGCGGCGAAGCTTGCGATACAGTGGATGCGCGACAACGGAATAATCAGCAAGGCCGACATTACCGTCACCAATCCGCGCCTTGATAATATTCAGACCGCGATTATTATGTATCCCCCAGGTCAAGATTTAATAAAATTCCTATTCACAAAAAACGGGCTACACTGGGTAGGTCAGACCCTTTCCCCGGCCCATGAGAGGTACGTCTGATGGCATATACCATCCCCACAACACAAGAATTATACGAGGCCCATGTTGCCCGCCTTGAGGCACGACTCGGGCAAAATGCGCCGATATCAGACCGGGCGTTTATCCGGGTGCTGGCCGCATGTGAATCCGCACTCGACATCGGCCATTATAAATACGCCGCCGATGCCGTTTTACAAAACATCGCCCTTACTGCAACCGGTACGGGCCTTGACCGCATAGGTAATGACAATGCGACGCCCAGAAAACTCGCAGAAACAGCCGTCATTACCGCCACCATTCCCGCAACCGCCGGCACGATAATTCCCGCAAACTGGGAATTTGTCGGAGACGCAAACGGCGTGAGATATAAAAATGACGCCGCCGTAACCGCCATAGCCCCAGGTACAGCGTTTCTAACGCTGCGCTGCGCCGAATCGGGAGATGCCGGAAATCTTGATATTGCCGACACCCTGTCAATATCGGCGCAGATAGCGGGCGCACAGACGCAGGCGACCGTCACTGGTACAACACAAACCGGTGTAGACGATGAAACTGACGCCGACTATCGACCACGTGTATTATTTGCGCAGCGCGCTATTACGGGCGGAAGCAACGCCACTGACCATAAAATATGGGCTGAGGCAGTGGTGGGTGTGCGCCGGGCATTTCCCTACTCTGGCAGTCCCGGATTTGCAACCTCATATCCCGGAGAACGCACCGTCTATGTCGAGTCCGTGACCACGATTGACGCAGACGGATTAGCCCCTGCGTCGCTTATTGCGGATGTGCGTGAAGCCATTAATACCGACCCACTAACCGGAAAAAGCCGCATGATATTAGGCCTTACCGATGCAACGCTCTATGTGCAATCAATAACGCGGCAACCATATTTTGTCGAAATATCAAATTTACTGAGTGCGCCCGCAATTACTGCGGCCATTAAATCGGATATCGACATCGCCCTTGACCTATATTTTCGCACTATCGCGCCTTTTATTGATGGCGTTGACGTACCGCAAGAGCGCAATGACGCTATTACTTCAATTTCAGTCGCCGATATTGTACAGGATGTTTTATTCAGCTATGGCGCAACCGCCGATACCATTACATTCGGTATTTTACCAGGAATTAGCATTCCCTATTCATTACTCAATCCCGGCGTGCTCGCCAAATTAGGATCGGTAACCTATGTCTGAAAGTTTTATCCGCGACGTACTTGATCGTTTACTCCCCGAGGGTGCTGCGTGGGTTCCTGCGACCGCCGACGATTACGACCTGCTCCTTGAGGGCGTGGCTGACAACTCCGAAGCGGTCCGGCTCGATATGGATAAATTGCGTCATATCAGAAATCCAAAATTGACTCCGATACTTTCCGACCTTGAAAAAGAATTTGCGGTAATCCCGTCTGCTACCGCTACCGAAGCCGAACGGCGCCAGAGACTCGCGGCATGGATGTTTAGGCGCAATGGACAACCGACGTATGAATTTCTTGAAGAAAAACTCATCGAGGCAGGCTTTGATGTTCATGTATGGCCGAATGATCCGATAGTCGATCCCGCCATATTTTTACTGCAAGCGTTTATGATGACTTGCGGTGATTTTCTCCCATCCGGTAACGAGGCGCAGTGCGGCGAGCCGGAAGCATTTTGCGCAGAGGTAGGCGGCGAACTTCTCGTCAACGGCGAAATATTTTTGCAGTATCCTCATTTTATTGTGCTGTGCGGTGAGGCAGACGCGCAATGTGGAGAACCTGACGCACAAGCAGGACAGTTTAATCATATTATTTTAGAGGAGATTTTATATACAATTCCAACCGATTCCGGATACTGGCCCGCGATTTTTTTTGTGGGAGGGGATAGGGATTTGTTTCCTATTTATCTGGCTGGTGCGAATTTAGTTATTCGTGCTGCCGTATTACAGGTCAATGGTAAGATTTTAATCGGTGGAAATTTTACACAATATAATGGCACTGGGCGCAATTATATTGCTCGTATCAATACCGATGGATCGTTGGACGCGACTTTTGACCCTGGGACAGG